CTACGCTCTCCACCCACAACTAGCACTACACTGGCATCCATCTCCAGCGTAGCCCGGGACTACCGGTGTCATAAGTCTTGACGGAAAATCTAAATTCCGTAGGATCTGCAGAAGACTTATGACTTGCCCACCATCGCATATACTGATATTTATCTATAGCCCCAAGGAGGTGGCTATCATGATACTTTTCAGTATGTACGATAATCCAACACCTGACCTCGTCACGTTGGTACCTTGTGCGATACCTCTTCTTCAAATGAGAATTTGAAGGGGAGGAGCATAAGATGCCGAATTGATTCGGATCAGTCACATGTGGTATGGGATTGAGACTTCTCTTCAATCCCCATGTGAGGATAGAATGTCGGAGAAAACGATACAAGTTCTTGTATTGTCTCTCCCAACATCTATTTACAAGTTGGACTTGTGAAGCGACATGTTCGGGAGTTGTGAATTTCCGAACACCCTTGACTGAGAAGTACAAGGGAGTGATGTCGTGACCTCTGAGGTAGAAACCTCCGCAAGATTCGCGAAAGAGTTGATCGCCGAAGAAGGATTTCTCCTTATTCACAATAAACCCTAAAGAGGTCAAGATGGACATGACTTTATCTGAAAGGATATGATCCACACAGATATCGTCACCATATATACCCAATGGTTGATACTCTCCAGCAACCGTCGTAGATGTACCAGTCCAAAAACGACTGATGCACCATCGTAGTTGCTGAGGAGTCAACCATGCAGTAAAGGGTATACTGGAGTCAGATTTCTCGAAGGTATCTTGACAGGCCGCAAGTATGCAAATGGCACAGAAGATGATACACTGTGTCGGGAAGCATAATGCAGAACCCATAGGAGCAAACTTCTGAAGTTTCCGCAAGGATCCGTCAGGAATTTGAACATATGGTGAGCGAGTGGCCCTCATTACAAGTTGCCAAGAAGATGGAAACACCTTCTTAACAAGCTCGTATGAGAGACAATCACTGGCAGAACTAAGATCAAGAGTATCAATCAACCCGGTTCTCGAACCGAGTTGGCTGAGCTTCTTGTTATAGCTCTGATCTTCGAGTCGGATAAATTTACCGATTCGTGACCTGTCAATCAAGCGTACAATCTCACCTAGCACACCTTGTTGGAAAAACATTAGTGTGTTAGGCTCCATGCAGATACTGCGTGCCACCTTGATGTTCTTGGGCACAAATGTAAGGAGAGATGTACGACTTGACGTACCACTATCAGGGTTCCACCTAGATGGCTCAGGTAAAACTAGAGCAGGGTGGAGTCCGCAGTCTTCGTCCATTCCTCGGATACCAACTAAGGAGTGGAAAAAGACACGATCGATGAGGGGGTCGTAGGAAAGGTTCCTAATCTTTCCAATTCTCCCTCTTACCTTCCTTTCGCTCACAGCTCCAGGTCCAAACTTGGGTCTGAAGTCTGTTATAACGAAAGGTGGTAACACCTCATCCAGGATAAGTCTCAGAGATGAGACAATATCATCTGGGAAAGTGATCGTCGCTAGTCTTTCTTCGTTGTGAATCCAATCGCGAAAGGCGATTTCGTTGAAGGTTGGGTCTACAAACTCTAACTTCTTTCCGAAGTTAAGGAATGTATATAACCAACGTCCAACATTCACATCACCGGTCCGATAGAAATGTTGATACTCCTTGAAAACCGGAGTATCAATAAAACCATCTATCCAGTCCCCTATTGAGGGAACAGATTGCCCAAATGGTCGAGAAACCATTTGATGAGCAAGACCAGTGAACCGTATAATGGTGCTTTTAACACCATCTTCTTTAAGTCTCGTAAGAAACTTAGAGAAGAGCCTGGGAGGCTTATGCGGGCCGAGAGGACTATCTGATAGGAGCGATAGGAGAGATGAAACGAAGAGCGAAATACTCTCTTCATTTGATCTTTCCGTCTCACTCAGCGATGAGAAGAAGGAAGAGTCGATGACAAATCTTCTCTTCCCTAACGAGGTGCGAACAAACACCTCGTGGGTCATGGCTACACCACTTGAGTAACACCAAACAAGAGTTTGGACAAGTAGGTAGTCGTGCGCGTCCCAGTGGTAACACCGGAGTACATGAACGAGAACATGTTCCCGATCATGTCATCCAGGTCAACCAACTCCACCACCAGACTCAAAGGTACAACAATTGAGAAGGTGTTCTGAATAGGTTCCCAGACCTCAAGGCCTGAGACACTATCGGCGCTATGCGCCCACGTGTTGAACGTGACAGAAATGCGGCGAGTGTCCTTACCATTCTTCGATTGAATCGAAGAACGATAAGTAACTGTCGCAGGGTGGATGGGGTCGCCAGAGTTCAAGACGTAGGTGGTTGAAACAGCACCATCCGCATCTTTGGTCGTTTGTTGAAG